GAGGGATATATTTAAAGCAGTGATGCTTAAACTTATAACACAATAACGTTAATATTTAGGGAGGGTTTAATGAGTTCTTTAGGCTTCAATGACTTCACAGATTCAAGTGGACTGGGTGTTAGTAACTTTGCGGATCCAATGAGATTATGGGTACATTCCTTTTCTCCACGAGATTTAAAGCAGCTATTTAGATGGACTGAATACCTATACTATAACAGCGCTCAGATATACGCTGGTGTTAAAAAATTCGCAGAGTATCCTATCACTGAGATAAATTATTTAAGTGATAGCGACAAGTTAGTATCTGCTAATAAAAGACTGCTGGAAGATATTCTAGGTATAAAGAGAGCCTTGATTAGAGCTAGTTTGGATTTACAAGTATATGGTAATTCTTTTACTAGTATACACTTACCATTTAGAAGATTCTTAAAGTGCAAGGCTTGCGGTTACGAGGCACACGTATCTGTATGCGACTATACTTACAAACCTACTTCAGCGGAGTTTTCTAACAAGTGCGGTGAGTGCGGCGTAAACGATTTAGTTGAAGTAATAGACAGGCTAATACTAGAACCAGAAAAGATTAACATTATACGCTGGGATCCTAAGCTGATAGATATAGCTGCGAATATAGTAACGGGGGATAACGAGTATTTCTTTAGTGTGCCATCAGATATGAAGTCTGCCGTCTATAACGGAGACAGGCACTTAATAGAAACTACCCCTATTAATTTATTAAAAACTATGGCAGAGGATGAGTTATTTAAATTTAATCCAGGTGAGATATTCCATATGAAGTCAGACTCTCCCTCCGGCCTTGAGAGTGGGTGGGGGTATCCTAGCTTGGTATCTGCTATACATCTTTTCTACCATGCTAGTATTCTAAGAAAAGCTAATGAAGCTATAGCTCTGGAGAGAATAGTACCTCTTAGAGTTATGCATCCTCAAGCTGTATCAGGGGCTGCAGATCCTATTATGAGCCTATCTATGGGCAAGTTTATGGGTGAGGTAGAAGAGAATATAAAGAGATGGCGTAGAGACCCTAACCATATCATGATGTCTCCAGTAGCTATAGGTGTAGCTCAAGTAGGCGGAGAAGGTAGATCTTTAATGGTAGCACAAGAAATAAGCCAAGTAGAAGATAACATAATTGCTAGCATGGGTATACCTAAAGAATTTATCTATGGCGGTTTAAGTTTTAGTGGTTCAAGTGTTACTCTTAGAATGTTGGAGAACCAATTAGAGCCTAGTACTTTCCAGCTAAATCAATTGTTAAAATGGATATCAGATAAGTGCTCTAGTTTCTTAGGATGGGAAAAGATTAAAGTAAGTCTGGGAGATTTTAGAATGATTGATGATATGCAGCAGAGACAAATGGCTATGCAGCTATGGCAATCTGGAGTTATATCTAAGACTACATTGGCAGAAATGAATGGTATAGATATAAACGAAGAACGTGAAAAGATAAAAAATGAGCAGCTATCTGATGCTAGAAATCAGAAGAAGCTAGACCTAGAAATGCAAGCTATGCAACAAGACATTGGTATGCAAGCTAGACAAATGGCTACTCAACAGCAACAGCAACAAATGGGTTCTGGCGGTTTGACATATGATCAACAAGCAGTTATAGGTCAAGCGGATGGCATAGCTCAACAATTCTTACAGATGGATCCTGGAACTAGAAAGTCACAACTATCTAGCTTACAAGCTGAAGATTATGTTATGTATAGCGTTGTTATACAAAGACTAGAGCAGATGCAGCTAGACCAGAAGAATCAAGCCTATGCCCAGAGCCAACAACAACCTATGTAGGATATATAAATGGATAATAACTCAGATTTTATAACTAAGCTGTCTCAAACACAGAAGCCATTGGACTTAGATCCATTCCCAGAAATTCCAGATCCTCCACCAGGGTTTAATCCAGAAAAGAATCCTATAAAAACAGAGGGAGTTAGCTCAGTAGCTGACTACGCTAAAGACAAAGTAAAGTCGGAGTATAAATATATACCACATGCTAGAGTATTCTGGATTGCACCAGAAGGCTGCCCCGAGTTTGATGAGTTACTAAAGCGAGGTGCTTCTGGAGAAGTTATGATAGCTAAAAAAGAAGTTGCCGATGTTAGAAACACAGCGGCATTCAAAGTTTATATAGAATGGCTTGAGTTAGTTAATACCTAAAAAATAACTTTATCTGTATCTGTATCTGTATCTGCTTCTAAATTAATTAGAAGTGGAAGTCTCCGAAGAAGTCAAAGTCATCGTCGTGGTCTGGATCTATGGTAGCGTTTTCTTTTCTCATTGTTTTTCCTATGTCTGTATCCCTGCCTATTATGGCCGGGTGTAGTTATAACTACTGTATCCCTAGCGGTATTGCTATCGCTGAATAACAGTTTACCTATGAAGGCCCCAATGGCTACTAGAGAAATTGCTCCTACTTCAGCTAGTATACCTTTCTTTGATATATCCCCATTAGTGCCTTCGGGGTTTATACCTTCTTCATCATTGGACATTATCTTACAGTCCCTAGTTAGCTGGTTACACCAGCTTATCGCCACATCTGACAGTGTGTGGCCTTACGCCTCTGGATTAGTGAACAGAGATTTATTATCCCTCATCCACTTTAGGTTATCCTTATTGTTCATACAAGTCTTGAGATGCGCCAGTTCTTTTTGTTCTACACCAAAGGCAATTTCAATAGCTAGATCTTTATTCCCAGCTACCAATGCTCCTTGTAACTTAACCATGACTTCGATACCTTGGGATTTTACAGCGTTAATAAGATCCACCTTATCGGTCAATCTATGGGTTAGAGCCTCGTAACGCTCAGCACGCTTAATAACTTCGGTTTTAACCCAACCAATTTCTCTTTCCAACTGCTCTTTTTCTTCTAGAGCGATTTTCTTTTCCAATTCATCTTGTGCCCTTTTGATTTCTTTATTCAAGGCTTCGATGATTTCATTGGCTTCTTTGTTCTTCTTTTCGCACATGATCTGCATATTTGTTTTGACTTTTCCTTTGAGTTCGTCAAATACGTTATTTTCCAACAGATCATTGTCGATATAGTCCAGAATCTGTGCTGCTGCTTCTCTTGCTGACATTTCAACTGCAACTCCTTTGCATTTGAAAATTACACTTGGGCGGTTTAATAAATACATGTAGCTAGGGATCTTGTCACTGGAAGAATTTACTTCTACTCTATCTCTTGTAACCCAGCGATTTAGCTCCATGAGTCTTGCAGCATCTGTATCTTTAGCATCTCTTTCTGTAGCTTTAACGATCAAGGCTGCACCATTAATGTTAACTTCATATTGAGATGTATGTCTCTTATCTCTACCTCCACCTGTGCAGATATACTGCATGTGGTCAACTAGCTTTGCCATTTCAGCGTCAGCATCATTTAGGCTTACGCTTTTTAGGTATGTATCTCCTTCTATTTGTTCTTCAAAGTTAACTTCGATAGTTAGTTTTTGAATATCTACCTTACCATTGTTTTCTTTTACGAATGGCATTGGAATAGAAAAGGCAATATCTTTAGCTCTAGCTTTTGTACCTTCTGCACCAAAAGTGGTGTTTAGTTCAATAGCTTTATCTTGGACTTTTTGTCCTTTAGTATTGAGATTCTTACTCAATTTTTTCTCCTGTTTAAGAGGTTTGTAACTAACCCTGATTGGGTATATACTTATAACAGGATTTATGTGTAATTTGTGCTATAAAGTAGGATAGAAAAGATGTCTCAGCCTGAAGTAAAACCATTGATGCAGTCTGTAGAAGATAAGCAGAAGTCTATTAGAGAAAAAACACTAGAAGGACTTGAAGGAATGTTTCCGATATCAGGAACTCACCATGATGTAGAAATTAAGAATTTTCGGGTAGTTGAGAAGCCAGTAGACTACAATACTCACAAGGACACTCTTTATAAGAGAGGGACTCTGTATGAGCCCGTTAAAGCGGACGTCATTATAAAGGATAAACAGGGTAATGTGGTGGATAAAAAGGATGGTCACACTGTTCTTCACTTACCTAGGTTGTCCTGGAATAACGCATTCTTAATAAACGGCAATGAGTATGCTTTTAAAAGCCAGCTTAGAACAATGCCTGGAGTATACACTAGACAAAGAGAGAATGAAGAACTAGAAGCCTCTTTTAACTTAGCTAAAGGTAGTAACTTCAGAGTTAATATGGATCCTGCAAAGGGCTTGTTAAATATGGAGTATGGTACAACTTCAATTCCGATGTATCCTGTACTTAGAAGTTTAGGAATGGAGCACTCTGACATAGCTAACTACCTAGGTAAGGATTTAGCAGAAAGAAATGCTTCTGAATATGGAAACAAAGGTCCAGCTGCAATACAGAAGTTATATGAAAAAATAGTTCCGGAATCTAAAAGAACGGCTACTAGCCACCAAGAGAGAGTACAGGCTATACAAGAGCATTACGATAGTACTGTATTATCTGAAAAGACAACTGAAAGAACACTTGGTAAAGGATTTTCGAAAGTTACCCCTGAGTCTATATTGCTAGCCAGTAAAAAATTAGTAGGGGTATACAAAGGAGAGGCAGAACCAGATGATAGAGATTCCCTAGAGTTCCAGAGAGTTCTAGGAGTTGAAGACATGTTCAAAGAAAGAATAAGGCTAAAGGGGAAGGAGCTTGGGTATAAAATTAAAACCAAGCTGGACTTGGCTAAGGAAGTAAAGGTATCCCAGGTCATGCCAAGCACTGCTATAACACCGATGTTAAAGCAATATATATCTACTTCGCAGCTATCCATGATCCCTTCTCAGATTAACCCAGTTGAGTTATTAGATAGCTCTCTATCTGTAACGAGACTTGGTGAAGGGGGTATCGGCAGTGACAGAGCTATTCCTGGCGAAGTACGACAACTTCACCCTACGCAGATGGGTATAATAGATCCTTTCAGAACCCCTGAATCGGGGCATGCAGGGGTTGACGTTAGATTTACTCTAGGCGCTGGTAGAGATAAAGATGGTTATTTATACACTAAGTTAAAGAATGCTAAAACTAATGAGCTAGAATGGGTCCCTGCAAGGAAGATAAGAGATTTAAATATAGCATTCCCTCAGCAAGATACAGACAAGGGTAGAGTAGACGCTATGGCTAAGGGTAAAGTAGCGAAAATAAAGCCTAATGAAGTAGACTATGTAGTTAATAATGTCAAAGATATGTATACACTTAGCACTAACATGGTTCCTTTTCTTGATAGCACACAGGGCAATCGTATTATCATGGGTAGTAAAATGGCTGGGCAAGCTGTGCCTTTAGTCGAAAGGGAAACACCTTTAGTTGGGCCAGCTGTTAGTGATAAAAACTTAGATGTTAGCATGGAGAACGTAGTGGCCAAGGTTAGTTCTCCTTTAGCTCCTGAGGATGGAGTAGTCAGCAAGGTAACCGAGGATAGCGTAGTTATAAAAACTAGCTCTGGAGATAAGGTAATACCTCTCGCTAATAATGTGCCTATGGCCTCTAAAACCTTTTACCACCATACGCCAATGGTTAAGCCTGGAGACAAGGTTACTAAGGGTCAGATTGTAGCAGAAAGTAACTACGCTAAAGGCGACAAACTAGCTCTTGGGAAAAACCTTAAAATGGCTTATATGGCTTATCATGGCTTAAATTCAAATGACGCCGTTGTTATATCTGAAGAAGCTGCGCATAAGATGCGCTCAGTTAAGATGAGCAAGTATGTAGTTGAGGTGGATAAAGACACTAGAATAGATCACTACAAGCACGCAGCTAACTTTCCTAAGCAATTCACTAAAGACCAGTACTCTAAGATGAAAGAGGGGATAGTACAAAAAGGAACTATATTAAAGCCAGGTGACCCTATAATAACTGTTCTTCAGAAAAAAGCACCTAGCATAGAGAATCAAATACTTGGTAAGATACACAAGTCTCTGAGGTCTGAATACTCAGACAAAACAGAGACATGGACAGGAGAGTCTGAAGCTGAGGTAGTAGATGTCCAACAACAGGGTAATAAGATAACTGTTGTTACTAAGTCAGAAGAGCCACTAAGAATAGGCGACAAGGTTAGTAATAGATACGGCGGTAAGGGAGTTATATCTAAAATAGTTCCTACTGAGAGTATGGTGCAAGACGAGTCTGGTAAGCCTATAGATATATTGTGGTCTAGTCTAAGCGTTGTTTCACGTATTAATCCTGGGCAGGTTATAGAAGTAGCTATGGCAAAAGCTGCTCAGAAAAAGGGAACAGAATATGTAATCCCTAATTTCCAAAAAGTTAACAATATTAAGATGGCTAGGCAGGCCCTAAAAGAAGCTGGAATAAAAGACAAGGAAGATGTTTATGACCCAGTAACTGGTAAGACTATTAAAGGTATAATGGTGGGCCCTCAGTATACATATCGTTTATTTAAAACAACAGATACTAACTTCTCAGCTAGAGGTATAGATGGCGGCTACGATATAAACGGTGCTCCTAGTAAAGGCGGTGAGGAAGGTGCAAAGGGTACGGGGGCTATGGAAATAAATGCTCTTCTTGCTCACGATGCTAGAGATATATTAAAAGAAAACGCAGTAATAAAAGGTACAAAGAATACGGAGTACTGGAGAGCTGTACAGCTAGGTAGACCTGTTCCTCCTCCTCAAAGCAGCTTTGCTTTTGACAAGTTTAAACATATGTTAGCTGGAGCCGGACTTAGATTAGATAGAAAAGAAAATAATATGACTATAGCTCCGTTGCTAGACGAAGAAGTTAAGAAGATGTCTAGCGGTGAGATTAAAAACGCTAAGATGGTGTTTGCTAAGAATCTAATG